TAAAGATAGAATCGAGGGTGTCATCAACATCAACAAGAACACAGCTAGCAAATTGTCGAAGTGGAGTTCGCACTCCTGCCATGATAGGTGTGGGAATGTTGATTTTGTGCTTTGAGATTGCATCGTAATACCGTTTGACGTAAGACATCCGAGTGTCTTTAGGATATTCTTGGAAGATAGTGAGAGCAATCATCATGTACATGAACTGAGGAGTCTCATAGACTCCGCCACTGCTCCTGTCCTGTACTAGGTATTTATCCGCAACCTGCCTCAAACCAGCATAGGTGAACAAGAAATCACGGTGATGATCAATATATCCGTTTGCCTTATCAATCTCTTCCTTTGAATACTTGACGAAGATCTCTTTGTCATACACATCAATATTTGTACAACTATAGATGTGATTCTCAAGATGAGGAAGTTCTCTCATCTTTCCGTAGAGACTCTTACGGAGACTAAAGAGAAGCAGACGTGCTGCTACAAACTGATAGTTCGGGTGATCCAAATCAATCAGATCGCTTGCTGCCTTAATCAGAATTTCTTGAATCTCTGCGGTGGTGATGCCATCATAAAACTGGATACCCGACTTCATCTCAACTTGACTCGCAGACACCCCTGCAAGACCCTTGGTTGCCTCGTCAACCATCAAATGCATCTTGTCTAGGTCAAGAGACTCAATTCGCCCATCTCTCTTCTGAACCTTAATACCGTTACTCATATCTTCTTCCAAGTGTTGAATTTAAGTTTTGCTTCTAATCCACTATAAGTGTTTAATTCTACCACGGACTGCACGTCCAGTCCAGACATCACCATATCATTTATGTCCTTATCATCTATGCCATTTGGCCAGATAACTACAGAGTGATTTGCATCAATTGTTTTGGAGATACGGTTGGTGATCTCTCTATTGCGTGGTTCGTTATCATAGATCCACACAGGATTGCTAATCCCCCAACGACCAACATCAGCGTCAGCTCCGCACATAGCAATCGCGTTGCGAATGAACGTGCTGTCAAATGGTCCTTCTGTAACGTAGACTGGAGCATCTCTTCTGATGTTATCCAATCCATAGATTTTTGGTGCGGCATCGTCAAGCATCACGGTAATGTATTTAACCTTGCTCGGACCTAGGGATCTTCCCTGGAATCCAATTAAGTTCTTTTCATAATAAAGAGGGATGATGATGCGTTCTTCGTCATGCTCCTCACTATCAAAGGTTGGTTTGAGACTGTTAGCAAACTTCTTAAAATGCTCAGCATAGTAGAAATCATCGGGGTTGAGTTTCCGTGCCGTTAGATATCCTGCTGCCCTAGGATTTTCAGATGCCTTAGGAAGTTTCAGTTTCTTTTTAAATTTTGGTGCCTCAAACTTAAACTCTGGTTCTTCAGTAACAAAGTTTCTACCAGTATGTCCCTGTTTGAATTTCTCCATAGTATATTGCTTATGAATAACAGGATCTACTTCTTTCAAGAAGTTGTTGAGTGACATCGAAGCACCACAATTGTGGCACTTAAAGTTAGTGTTTGCCTTCACGGCATACAAATAACCTCTAGTCTTACTCTTGTTCTTCTTAGAGTCTCCACAGATGGGGCAGCGAAAGTTATACAGGTTCGCCTTTACCCTCTTGAATTTTTCTAACCGTGAAGATACGAGTCCAATAAACTTGGAATCAATATGATCCATTCACAAAGGCAACCGCTGGTGCCACTATAGCACTTTCAGCAGAGGATAACAAGGGTTTAAGAGTTTTAATCGCCTGTGGATTAGAGAAAGCTACAATTGCTCCCAGTACTCCGATGCCAATCCAAAGTTTCCGTTCCAATAATGATAATCGTTGAGTAACGATGTCATGATCGCTGTCCATTTTATCACGGAGTTTGTCGATTTTATCAAACAACACCGCGTCGATCTCTTCTTGCTTCGTAATTCTTTCCTCATGAACGGCAAGCATCCTACTCACGTTATTATTTACCTCAGCAATTTTTTCAATAGCAGAGTCCAACCTAGAGACTAATGTCTCAAAGTTTTGAAGTTTTTCTTCTAGAACCGCAAGTTTAATTTGCTCTGCCATTTTGCTTCTTGAAGTAATCTAACCAGACTCTCCTGCTGCCGTGACCACCATATGCATAATTCTTTTTCTTTTTCTTTCTTACTGGAGGATCATCTCCTGCCTCTACCGACCCAGCAATCTTCCCATGTGCCATCGCATTCGTGGGAGCATCCTCACGAATCATCTGAATAATCTTATCAAGAGGACTCTTTTTCATTATAGATCTTGTAGAGTTCCGATAAACAAAACATATCGACCTGGATATCATGAATCGATGAGTGGGGATATTCAGGAAATCTTCCAAGAAAAATTATAAAACTTTTCATGGAAGACCACAAATCCTCTTCAATTTTAAAGAACAACATGGGTGTTGTTGCTTCACCAAAAATATTATAAAGAATGATAAAGTGGTTTAGAAGAAGATGAGTCTTAAGTTGACCTGTATTCTTATATCGCTTCAGTAATCGTTTGATATACTTAAAGTGATTTAGATCTTTATCAAAATCCTCTTTGGTAACTGCCTGAGGATTTTCATAATTTTTAATAGCGAAGAGGAGGAAGTTATCCTCATTCAATTCATTAAAGATCATTCAGTCATCATGCAAGGGGATCAGAATCATAGAGAGGTACGTTACCCGTGGTAATACCAGACATCGCGACGAGAGTCTCTTTCTTGACTCTCAGGTTGCCATGGTTGTCAACGTATGTGGTAACACCAACCCAACCAGCGTGGTCAACCTGATACTGTCCACCAGCAGCAGACTCCTTACCACCTTCAGCAACAGCATAGACATTTGCTTCATAACCACCAGCAGTTCTCTGGAAGGTCAAGGTGTCTCCAGTAGAGATTCCTGCAGAAATTGTTGATGCAAGACTTACTTGTGTTGCATTAACTGAAGAAATCTTAATGTTGTTGCTGTCATTTACGAGAGTATCGCTATTAGTGTTGACAACACCTAATACTGAAACAGGAATAATATCTGTTCCAACACCAGCAACACCAGTTGCAGATGCAGTTGTTACGGTTGCTGTGGTAGCATCCGCTTTATTAAAGTCAGTGTCCTGACTGAAGCGAGGCTGCGTAGTGGTGTATTTTGGAAGTCTGCTTACCTGGAAGGTAGTTGCACCAGTTGAAGTGTGTGCATCAGGACCAGCATGAAGCAGACCAATCGTAGATCCGATGGTGCAAGAGATAGTGCTTGCAACAGCAACGATTACAGCATCACCAAAATATGTACCAGTTCCTACACGAGTTCCAACTCTCAGGATGTCACCAACCTGGGCAAAACCAGTCACACCAAAACTAGTGCCAGCGCCAGTTACAGCCCCTGTATCATAATTAATAGCAACGGTGCCACCACTCTCTACACTGATTGCATCGGTATTTCCCCAGAGTGCCATGTCTTTCTCTCTAAAATTTACTTGATATTAGATATTTATAAAATCACTCACCCTCACGGGCAGCGATTGCTTTAGTTACGACCTCCAATAATTGGTCGTCCATATCGGTTTTTGTAAGCTTAACTGCCTTACCTAAAATGACTAAACAGATCTCAACTAACTTCTCTCCAAGTTCCTCGTTCTCTGGAATCTTGGCAACTGCATCAGAAATAATCTTGGATGCTAAAGGTAAAAGGAATGCGAGCATGATGAACCTCAGTAACTATTATATATATCCCCCAGAAAATCTTTAAAGGATTTTTTATTTTCATTTACATCACCAGTTTTATCCTTCTTAAGAAGGTTCTTGTAAAGATGTTTATGAAGAGGATTTGCTTTCTTCATAATTTTATCTCTTGACTTGTAATCAGTCTCTTCTTTCTTGACTTTTTTCTCAGGCAAACCTTTATGTTTAGTTGATGCAAAATCTTTTACATCAGACTTCTTCATATCCTTTGCTGCCTTAGCAGTTTCAGGAGTGGTAGGTGCTTGTTCTCCTTTTTGAATTGCACGAACGATTCCAAAAAATCGCTGTTGTTTTTTAGAAAGAGCAGGCATCAGTCGGACTCACCTGCTCTTGCTCTGTAGGGATTAGGTTTTGCCGCTCTCTTTTGAGCAAGTCTGTTTCTAATCTTATCCACAGGAGTTACACCTTTGTAACCTTTCTTACCAGGTTCTTTCTTCTTACCTTGAGGTTGAATTGCTTTACCTCTGGAAGACATCACGCCACCAGTCTTACGCATATCGCGACTTACTTTATCAAAAGCAGACTTGCCAGTTCTGGTGCCACCCTTTTCAGATGGATTGCCAGTCTTAAAATCTTTACCTGTTTCTTTTGCGAAACGGGTACGTTCATCAAGTTCTACTTCCTCATTCTTGGGAACACAATTAGGAACCATACGATTTCCTTTCTTCTTCATACCAACTTGCTTGTGAGTGTCCCAGCAAGGATCTCCCTTACCTTCACCCATGGTTTTGGTAGGAGCATTACCTTTTGCAAGTTCAGTCTTTCTTCTTTGAGCAATCATCTTATCGATGATTGCTTTTTTCTTTTGAAGTTGAATCTCCTGTGGAGACATCTCCTCAGGAATTTCTGAGTTTTCTAAGGACTTTCCCAGGCTTACATCCTCCTTCTTCAAATTTGCCTTACGATATTGAAGATCAGCACGGGTGCCAGCATCCATCTTACCCTGTGACTTGGGTTTGGTCTTGCCACCTACATCAGGTTGCATACCAGGATTTGCTGCCTTGACTCTGCGACCATGGGTGTATTCAGCACCAGATCTCTTGTCATCACCAGAGATCATCTTACCACCTTGAGAGCGAGAAGCAGCATACTCTTTGTCAGACTGACCGTGCTTACCCTTGTAGAGTTCTTCTACATTCTCAACTTCCTCTTTCTTATACTGAGGATGATCATCCATCTTCATACCACGCTTTTTCTCAAGGCGTGCCTTACGCTCAGCAGTTCCCTTTTCAGGATCCACATCACGGACACCTTCTTTCATATGGTCAGCAGCCTTGTAACGCTTGTCACCTGCTTTGAATGCACGATAAGCAGGAGTGTTTCCTTTCTTATCAGCATTAGTGACAGTCATACGAGTGTCTTTTGGTGCTTCCTTCTTAGGAGTGCCGCCGTAGACTGCTTCATCAACTTCAGTCATCTCAAGCAGTTCGCCACCAAGGTTCTCAACTGCTTCACCCAGTTTGGGATTGATCTTGATCTTATTCTTGACATTCTTTTCTTTGATGGGTTTTTCATCAACCTCATCAGTCATAACCTCAGAGAGTGATCTTGACTCCTTGAGTTTCTTCTTCATCGCGTTGCCGATTGCCTTACGGCGCTTCATCAGGTAAGAGTCGGTGCTGTCCTTCTTACCATCATTATTGACATCACCGTCTTCCTTACCTACAGGATCAAGTGCTTCTTTCATCTTCTCTTTGCGGAGAGCAACAGAGGTCTTTTTCTTAGGCATGTTGGGATAGTAAGTCTTTCCAACCTCCGCCTTATCCACTACCTCACCAGTCTTGGCATCACGATGCATTCCCTCTTCAACATCAGTCATATTTTTATAAGCACCAGCGAGGGAATTCACAGCATCCCAACCACTTTTCTCTACAGACTCAAAATGAGGGTTCTTCATTTGAGGACCCTTGGCAAGTTCTTTGCGTGCCTTCTCATTATTTGCCTGACGCTTCTTCATGTCAGGTTCAAGATAAGTATCGTCTTTCTTCTTCTCAACGATTTGATCTAAGTATACCTTTGAAATATCGTTTAAAGGATTTTTACCGATTCCATTAGACATGGTAATTCTATGACTTTTTAATCTTATACTTATTTATGAAATTCTTGATACTAGATGTGCCAGTTGCTGCCATGGCATTCTTTGTATATCCACCAGTTCCCTCAAGAGTATTTGGTTTGCCTGGAACTCTCATACGACGTTCCATTTTCTTCTCAGTATATTCCATGACATCACGGATCCAGGACTTGAACATGTAGTCCTCTTTCGTAACACAGATCAGGTGATTAGTTCCTCTACGGATAATCGTTCCAACCAGTCCTGTATGCAGACTTTCTACGATATCCCCAAGGCGATAGATTAGTCCGTTCACATACTGCTCGCGCAGACCTCTTTGATCGTACTTGGGGGCAATCTCCCACATCTCAGCAACTTCTGCTTTCTTTTTCTTGATACCCATACCAGCACGGACTGCATCAAATAATGCTTGAGTATCACCATCATCTAATTCTTTTGGTGTGCCACTACGGAATGCTTTGAAGTCATCATCCATGACTGCCTTTCTCATCTTAGATGCAGACATCCCCTCTACACCTTCAGCATCTGCATCTCTTACACCAGCAGAGATGACACGGATGTTCTCAAAGTTATACAGATCACCGTTATATTTGGTTGCCAGATTCTCAAACTCAGACTGACGGTCTGAACCTACGATGATGTTGACGTTGCGATACCCTTGCTCATCTGCCGTGGTGAGAACGTTGAAGATAGACTTCATCTCATCATCGTTTACAATATTCTCTGAATAGTCAGGGAACATCTTCTTCATAAACGAAACCTTCATGTCAGGGTCAAGAGGATTCTTCTTAGCATCCTGTGAACGAGAAGGATAGATCTTCATGTCTTCACCTGCCGATGCTTTCTTGGCCGCGGCAAGTAACTTACCATGTCCTACAGTCGGTGGATTAAAACGACCGAATGCAACAGTCAGGGTTTCTGTAGTCTCCCCAGAAGTTTGATCTCCCTCACCTGCTTCTGCTTTCTTCGTGCCAGTCTCTTGAGTTGCAGGTTTCTTAGTCTTTGCCTCAGGTTCTGCTTGTGCTGCTCTTGGTTTTGCACTTGGTTCATCTTGTGCTTTTGCTTTCTTCTTATCTAAAAACTTTAACTTACCATCTTCTGTAGTCGCAACAAATTTGCCCTTGGAGTCTAACCAACCTCCATGGCCGTCGCTTTTCAAATTCAGTTTTTTCGCCTGCATCGACGCTTGAGATTGCGCCTCATTTAGGAACTGAAATAAACTTTTCATTTATATTGATAATCCTTATACTATATTTAGCGTTTATTCTAACTTGTAATAAGCAGCAGAATATTTAGATTGACTTGATGCATAAAGATAAAGGTCTTCAATAAGTTGATTTCTTTTATCACCTTTGACACCTTCAACCCTATCAAGCAATTGAGTGACTTGAAGTTTTGAATACAACCAAGAGTCTGGTGCATTCATAACTGTGTTCATCACTTTTTCCTTTCCTGCTTTAGAATATTTTTTATACCCTTCAAGAATTTCATTAAATACACTCTTATCTTTTCTCTTCACTCTAGCAGCAGCATCAGTTGGTATGGTTTTAATACCATGATTTTTTAGGATCATATTTACAGGACCAAGAGATATTTTACCTTGGTTTGCTTGAGCACCTTTTACTTCTCCTTGCCAACCCGTAAGAGAAGATGGTCCACCAAAAGATCTGAATTGAATTTTAGTTCCTCCTTTCATATTAAGATAACCGTCCATAGACACATCACTATAAGAGTATCCTTCATATTCTTTAGTTGTCTTCATATCTTTGAAAACATTTTTCAAACTAATTCTTGCATTACCCATGATCTTTTTCAAAGACACTCCTATGAGTGTGTTGTTCTCAATTCTCTCTTGCATACACTGATTTAAACCAAGAATAGTTTTCTCTTGATCTAAACATTTAGGATCAAATTTATCACTAACGATGTAGATGTCTGCAGGAGACCATTTGTTTAGATCCATTCTGACACCTTCAAGTTTTTTCACTCTCTTGAAATTATTTTCAATTCTATCTACAGTTTTTGATCCACGATGAAATACAAATTTCCCCTTGCCACCAAAAGTATCCCACAGTTTGTTCGCGCCAAGGACAGAGGACTCAATCCAAATATCTGGCAAGTCATTCAACATAGACTCCAGTTTCTCATCGGTGTCATACATGTCAGAATATTTCTTAGCATTCTCTTCAGTAACATCAGCGTTTGTGATGTGTCTTCGTAGAGCAAATGCAATCCCTGCATACAAACACTGAGACGATTCTGTCAGTTTAGTGAGAGCAGCGCCTGCACCTGATCCTGCAGATCCACCTTTCTTTTTGTAAATTAATTGAACATTACCTCCTGGTGTGTCAATCTGCGTCCCAGTAAACGATGACTTGCTTGCGGGAGCAGCACCATACTTAATTCTATTCTTATCGAGAATACCCTGGATCTCGGATCTTGCTCCGTCTCTATCACCAGTAATTACTCTAATCTCTGTGACTCTTACAGTCGCTTTGATTACTTGAGTTTCATAGTCTTGAAGAGCATCGTTTAAAGCAAGTAAAACTTCGCCTTCTGTAACCATCGTTTTTTAAATATTTATGGAGTTATGGGGACTCGAACCCCAAACCTCCTGCGTGCAAAGCAGGCGCTCTACCAGTTGAGCTATAACCCCGAGGACCCCGAAGGGTCAGACATCACCGTCTTGACGATTCTCAGACTTGTGAACATCAAAACTACCACCAGGATAGCGAGACTGAAGTTTCTCAACATTCATCTCGATGACTTCATCAAAGGTGGTGTCGAGTGCCATACATGCCTGTGCCAGATACCAGCAGATATCACCCAGTTCACGCTTCATGTGAAAGACATTCTCTTCGGTGTAGGGTTTGCCCTGCAGAAAGATCTTCTTCACAACCTCAGTAAACTCACCAGACTCAGCAGTCAAACCAAGTGCAGCAGTCATTAGTTGAGTGACGTTGCAGTCATTAACTTCTAGTTCACTCAGTCGAGCAGCAAGAACAGGCCAGTCAAGACTAGGAGGACTGGTTACTCCTTCAACGAACTCAAGATATTTAGCGGTGTCAACGGTCATAATTTGCTTTAGGTAAATCTGATTGCTGTAGATGTAATTTTTGTCCTTTGATTTCGATAGTCTCAACCTCTCTCCATGATCCACCAACTCCACCATCCATGTTGACTACGATGTCTTTAGTAGGAAGTTTAGGTCTCTCAAGAAGTTTGGTTTCAACGATCTCGCCAGGAAGAGGATTGAATTGGTAGTAATGACCATCCCATCGACGGTTTCTCATACCAATAAGATTGACTGCATCTCTTTCGATACCGCAGTCAGCGATCTTCTCTCCACGGGGATTGAAAACTGAATAGTATCCGTTCAAAACTTGAACCCCTCAAACGATTTCTTTGGTTTTGATTCTTCATAATTATACTCTTCATCCTGACCGCTGTCAAGAATATCATTCTGTGCTGTCTGCTCACAATCATAGAGTCGCATCTTGGCACGATCGATGCCAACCACAAAACGCTTAAACACAGACAGATCATTATAACGATTCTTCAACTGCTTCACCATAATTTGTCCCAACCCCTCAAGCTCTTCTGTAGAAATAAGGGCAAACATAAGATCAGCAGTAGCAGGGAGACCAAAGGACTCACTAGTATCAGTAAGCTCAACATCAGAGCTACCATAACCAGAACGAGTGGTCTGCGTGGCAGATACGATAGGGACGTTTGCTTCAACAGCCAGTCCTCTAAGCTCTTCAGCAATAGCTTTGATATAACTATATGAATTGACAGTGCTGTTTCCGCGATACCTAGAGGAAGCACATATATTAAGGTAATCAACGAAAATAATATCAGGTCTAAATGACTTCTTAAGTGCAAGTTCGTTAAGAAGTGCCCTAAAGTGTCCAGCATGTGCAGACGCCGTTGGATACTCTTTAATAATTAGGGTGCCTTGAGTTTTCTGTGCAAGTTTTGTCACCTTATCCTCAAACATCACTTTAGGAAGATCCGTTATCTCCTGGATAGGGACGTTGAGAAGATTAGCATCAATTCTCTCTGCAATCTTTTCCTCAGCCATTTCCATCGTGATATATAATACGTTTTTTCCGTCGAGGAGAGCTCCAGATGCGACATGACACATAAACAGAGATTTCCCGACCCCAGTGCCAGCAAGAGCAATATTAAGCGTTTTGTTCGGTAGACCACCTTTCGTAATCTTGTTGAAAAACTCAAGGTCGAATTCGATCTTGTCTTCTTTGCGATGGTAAGATTCATATCTCGCCTCATAATCGAGTAAGTAATCATGACCCACATGGGTGTCAAATGAAACTGCCAGAGCATCTGACAGAATGCCGGGGATCGCATCACGATCTTTTTCTTTATCCTTTCCATCTGTAAGAGCGATGGATTCCATTAGTGCCAGGTAAATAGCACGATCGCGACACCACTTCTCTGTGGTATCCAGCAACCAATCGTAGTCAGTTGGAACATCTTCCAAGTAACTAATCAGTTGCGTAATTTCTTTAAACGAAGCATCAGTAATATCACTACGTTTCTCAATCTCAATACAGAGAACTTCTTTTGTCGTTGCTTGATTATATTCCTGAACGAAGTTCCAAATCTCTTCAAAGATTACTTTCTGAGTTATCTCCTCAAAGTATTCTGCCTTGATAAAAGGAACAACCTTACGAAGATATTCCTCATTATAGAGAAGGTTTCTTAGAATAAGGATTTCAACTTTGTCCATGAGGGATATCAAATACAAATGTTATGCGTGTCTCATCACCGATGTTAACGGTGCCATGAGGCAATTTATTGTTGAACCACAGAAGAGTTCCTGGTTCCACAATCACACTTTCTTTCCCGCAAAAATACTGATAGCGTCCGAGTATAGAAAGATGATAGCGATTCCTAGTCAGGTAATATGTACCCTCGTCAATATGTGCTCCTACAATCTCATCAATAGGAAGTGAAAGAAAACCGCATCTGTGAATGTCTGCGTTCTTAAAATGCTTGCGTAAGATCTTTCTGATCTCACTATGATGAGCGTATGCTGGGGTCTTTACGTTAATCTCAGAGTCACCCACAAAATCATCTTTGTGTTTGACCCCACCTATTATAAGTTGAAGTGCGCTGACTGGCAAGTCTGCAAACCCCCTGTCAACAAGAGACTGAGACCGGTCCAGATTCTTCTGGTGGTCCCAGTCTCCTGGATACTTCTTCAGTTGCTGAATGACTTTATCTACGTTGATTCCAGTTTTAAGAACCTTGATCATGAACCGTAACTAAACTCTTCCTTGGCAATCTCATCGAGTTGCTGCATCACCTCATCGGTGAAATACTTCTCAGGATTCTTGTAGATCTCTTTGGCATAGATCTTCTTACCATCTATCTCATATCGACCAGCAACGTTCTTCCAGAGACCACCCAGTTCACCGAGTTCCAGAAGACCATAATATCGATCAAGACCACGCTCATCGTAATAAAGACGCACCGTAACATCTTTGTTCTCCTTACTCAGACGCGACTTAGCAGTCTTAGCTTTGATAAGGTTTCCGACAATAGTCGTTCCATCCTTTTCTTTTTTCTTGCTGAGATAAATGATCGTACTGGCGGCATACTTGAGGCCACTGCCCCCTCCCATTTCTTTAGTTGGGACGTAAGCTCCGATGACATCGTATGTGTGATTTGTGACAATGAGCGGAACATTTGCTTGTCCAAGTTTGAGTGTTAGCATTCGGAACGCACCTTTGACCAGTTGTGATTTGGTCATGTCGCGGACTTGTTTGTCGTTGAGGGCGTCAGTAATTTCTTTCTCTGTAGAAAGCATACCCAAGGAGTCTAGGACAAACATGCAGGGTTTGCGTTCATCTTCAGGTTTTTTTAAGTATATATCTACAGCACGTAATGCTTTGCTTCTAAACTCTTCAATTGTAACAACATTGATAACAACCAGGCGATCTAGATCGATACCCCGACTTGCAATAAGACTCTTGTTAACAGCGGCTTCAGTGTCAAAATATAAACAATAACCATCAGGATTAGAATCAAGGAAGTTCTTGACGACTGCCAAGCTGAAGAAAGTTTTGCCAGTACTAGACTCGCCAGCAATGGCAGTAATCTTATTCCCAGATACACCACCAAATATAGACCCTGAAACAAGTCCATTAAAAATGTACGAACCTGTGTCAACAAAAGTTTCAGTCTCGTCAATATCGGATGCGAGTTTGGTGTAGTCATCGCCAATCTCTTTTACAATCTCTTTTAAAAAATCCATTAAATAACAAATCCAAATTCTTCGCGGGCAATCTTCTTGTAAGGTCCGCCTGGGTTAGCATCGCGGATCTCTTTAATTCTAGTCATCTTTTGATAAAGAGCAGCATCTCCACCAAGGCGAAGTGCGCTAACAATAGTAGCAAGTTCTTTATCGTTAATAGGCAGGTCCATTAGGAGAAAAATAGTTCCAGGTTTACAGTTTTTTCGACGTTCCAACCGATAGCGTCAAGGATTGCCTTCAGAGGTTCAACAAAACTCTTCTCAAATTGTAGGTCATAGTCGATGTACTTGTCAATATCAAGTTCCTTAGGAAAGTCTTGAATGAAAGAAATCACGTTCTCATGAATACTATTTGGTTTCTTCAAATAACAGAACTTGATCTTCTCTCCGTTTTGAATCAGAGAGTATTTGTTGTCAAGTTTATTCTTGAGAATATAATGATTGTAAAGAAGTGCTCCACGACAGTGAATAGGAGTTCCTTTGATGTAGATATCAGAATGAGACTTGTACTTCACAACATCAGAAACAGAGCGAGGGAATGAAATCTGCTCTGGGGGCAACTTCTTAAACTCCTCACGACTCTTATCGATGAAGTCAATCACATCTTCTTCTGTACCATTCATCATCAACTTCAAGGCATCCTTAATCATCTTCCTGCACGGAGCAGGAGTCGATGACTTGACTGCCTCAATACCCATCATCTTAAGTTTAGCATCCTCATAACGGACACCCTCACTATCCCACACGTTGAGAATGTATCGCTTCTTCGCGGTCCAGATACCACGGTCAGCAATATTCTCACGTTTCATTTGCATCTTCTGATCATATGCCGAGACATACGTCGCCAGATTTTGGTAGCACTGATCGATATATGGTTCAAACTTTTCTTCGCAGATCTTGTTAAGTAAGGAAACAACTGCTGCTTTGTCGCTAGACTTAGCACCAAAAAATTTATTAACAAGAGGTCCAAGATTAAGATAAATTGAGTCTGTGTCGGACGCAATAACGTAATCCTCTTCGGTTGTTTGCAACAGTTTATTTAGATAATCATTCATCTTCTGCTCAATCCAACGGATAGAGACTTGACCAGAAAGCGTAATCGCCTCCGCATTGGCCAGTTGAT